CCTGATAAAGAAGCATCATGGTATGCCTGTTTCAATATTTCCACGTTAGCAGTCAAATCTGCTATAGCTTTATTATGTATAACAAATCTTTGGGGACCATCATCATTGTTTGGGCCATTCTCTTTTAAAACTGTAAGATCAGCTTTTGATTTAACTAATAAAGCATTTATTTCTTGGACAGAAACTTGAATGTATTTATTGGTCTCATCTACATTATTTTTCATTTTTTCATTAGCAGCGATTGCTAATTTTTCCAGATTTAAATAATAGTTTGTAACAGCGGTGACACGTTCGGCAGATCGAGTATCAAAATCTCCACTAGCAAATTCGTCTTCACTCATTAAACCAGATTTTACTAAACGCTGTGCTTCAGAAGTTATTTGTGCTTGTGCGTATCCTCTTCCAATTTTAGCTGCTCCTTTTGCTAAAACTATAGAAATATCTGCTGCCAATTTAGCTATTCCAGCCATACCTTCTAAAAGTTCTGGGTCTTTTAACATTTCTGTTAATTCTTTCATGGATTTTGTAATATTATCCATAAACTCA